TTTCTTCCTGCCGTAGTTCCTGCATTCTCTGCTGGTAGATCTGCTCATTGATCTGCATCGCCTCGGCATATTCCCGTGCCGCCCGGCTGGCGCCCTGTTCCTGCGCCGCTTCCATTTGCCGCTGAAGCTGCTTTTGCCGCTCCTCAAACTTACGACGCTCAATATCCTGAGCGGTGCCGGTCATCTGAATAAGTTCCGTGCGCAGGCTTTCCGTGGTGCTCTCCGCGCTGTCAGCCAGGCCATCCAATTGCTGCTTGGCACTGGCGATGGCACTTTTGAGGGTTTCGAGCTTCTCCTCGCCCAACAGTTTGGCGCCCTGCTTGGCTCGGCTAGCCGCATTGAGGAAGCTGTTCAGGTTGCCGCTTTGCGCAGCCATGGCCCGGTCGTAATTTTCCTGCGCTGCTGTCACCTGCTCCTGTACCGCTGCCTTAGCCTGGTAAACAGCCTTCAGCCAGGAACCAATACTCAGCACAGCAAACTGGGTTTGCTCTTTATAAAGGCGATCAAAAAGCTGCCCGGCACCTTCACCGGTCTGGTAAAACGTATCTCGAATGCCATAGAACATCCGCAGCAAAGCGGCCCCGGCACTGCCAGCTTTATCGGCTCCCTGTTGGGCCTTTTCTCCCGCCTGCTGCGCGGCCTGGCCTTGCTGTTGATATGCCTGACTGGTGTTCTTAGCCGCTTTAGCCTTCTGCTGCTCGCCTCGGGTGGCGGACTCTGTGGTTTTTTGGTGCGCATCGATCGCGGCCTGGGTGCGCTTCAGGGTTTCATTAGTAGCAGCCGCCACTTCGCGCATAGCTTTTGCGTATTCACCCTGAGTCAGAATGTTGTCTTGCATGGCCTGATCCAGTTCCCTGATCAGCGCAGCACCACCGGCTTCTGAATCAATCGATGACAGAGCTGCCCGAAAGGCCTCCATCATTACCTTGGCAGACTGCTCACTTTTCAGCCCAGCTTTAGCAATCTGCTTGTTGATAGACTGAAACTTGGAAATTGCCTCCTTTTCCAGTTCGGTGATGCCACCGGTTAACTTTCCAAGG